GCGAGTCCTTCCATAACAGTAATGTCGTCGGCAGTGTAATGCGGACTCAATTTTGCCAAATCAATGAGGATTCGAAAACTTGCTAACACCAGTTGTGCAGGCATACGCAAATCGTACTTGGAGTAGTCACCGGCCAGAATTTGCTCGTCGCCAAATTTCGTGATATAGCGATGGAGTTGATCCCATTCCGGGCCTTCCGAATTTATCCCAACTGCGCATTCGCTAACTAGCGGAAATACGGAGAAGAGTCTCAAAATCGGAAGGAAATACATCCGCACCCCGAGTGCAAGTGCTATCGGGGACGCCTGGAAAATCCTGACTTTGTCTTTATCCAATTTGGTTGCTTCATCCTTGAAACACGCTTTGAAGATCTGCGTGGTTCTCTCACCTTTACGGTAAGCAGCCCGCAGTCGCTCCAATTCGTCCCAAAATCGTGGTTCGATGTCCTTGGGGCAATGGTGTTTCGTAGATTCAGCTTCAATCAAAACATTGGATTTTGGTCCCGTGAGAGGGAAACCAATGGCTGTCTTGGATTTCATGGCATCAATGTACTTGACTCCGTCCTGACCGCTGATTGTATCAATCTGGGATAATGGCTTGGCTTCCTTGACGTATTTTTTGAATAATGCGTTTGAGGTTAAGCGAGTCCAATACGAATTGACAGCATACATCACCGCTGCGGCATCGAAACCGATGCTGGCATGGGATGACACCTGTAAGGCGGCTGTCCATTTGAAACCCTTGTTGAACTGGGGTGGTCCCCATTTTTGCGGTACTCCACATACTTCAACAATATGTTCAGATAGTGGAGAAGTACGGACTTCGGTTCGTGGCGTAGAAGCACCGATAACGGTTCCCAGAGGACGAAAGTGTGGCCCTGTTTCGTTATCTTTGGTCAAGAAACGAAATGAACTGCGTTCGTGCACGTTGGTCCCAGTGAAGAACTGAACATCAAATTGCTCGGTATCGAATTTAGTCAAACTCTTGGAAAGAAGTACCCCAGTATATTCACTGAGAGTTTTCCAAGCTAACTTGTATTGCGATTGAGTTAAGATGCCAAGTCCACCACGGGTCGTGTCGGTCGCTCCGGCGAGATGGAAACCAAGAATTTGTGGTTTCGCATTATCGCTAATGGCGGTTGCCATACACAGACCTTTGAACGTTTCGACAGGTAGTGTGTAGGTTGCACCATTATACGTTCCGGCTTCATGGGCTTCAACTAATGCAGGACTAACCATAGAGATCTTGTATTCAGTGGGCTCACCATTAGCATCGCGATAATACATGCGAGCTGGCGTCTTGGGAATACCATCTAGTGGTAAATACCCAGATAGATCTAACCAATCCCCTGCGTTTGGTACGTAGACAAGGGAAAGATCCGTCTGTGGGATTTTCACTGAATGAGCATGTGAAAGATTGCTCATCCACTGACTTCCAAGATTATGCTTAGTGCGCCTGGTGAATTTGGCTCTAACCGATGTCATGTTGGCCTCCATTACTGGTCTCCACATATGATTTGGTATCAAGACAACATTCGATCCGGGGAAGAATGCATCACAGAAATGACGATTACTGCCAATAACGAATTCCATATGTACAAGATTCGCTTTAACATTCTCCCGCAAATGCTCAAAAGTTACGTTGGAGCTTTTAGCGGGAGCTTTGTAAATCGGTATCTCTACAGGGACCCATTTATTGACTTCTCGGTCTCTCTCCTCCACTTCCTCAACGGTTGTGGGGGCGATATTTCCTTGACTCTTCAGCGCACGCATTGATCGCAAACTAGTGACGGCAATGTATAAAATTCCAATTGCCATACTAGCCCCAATAATAGAGGCAGTATAGTTGTCACGTATAGTTGCGAGCAACTTCGGTGCGTGCTGATGGTCCTCGAGAATTTTCTCCCTGATCCTGTTCTTCGAAGCTTCGACCAATAATCTGTGATCAACCGATCGGCCGGCTATATGACTAGCCATCCAAATTCCAGTTGCCCAGATTGTCCATGGACGAAACAGAGAAGGGAAGTAATACATGGTTAATCCCAATCCTAAAACAGGAGCTATGCAATCATACGACCATTTTCCAAGTTCGTTGTAGAAATCCTTGTCGTGGCGTCGCGTGTGCATTGCAATCTTATCCAGGTATTTGGGATTGTCCAATACTGATGAGGGAACCCAGTTGGTCCAATTGATCCATGGAGATTGTTCCATCT